ATGAATATTATTATACCGCCCATTATACCTCCTCACGTGAGCGTTGATGTGCATATGAAGCTAACAAATGATCGTTGGAAACAGGATCCTGCAACTGGCGCATTTATGAGCTGGTTCTTTCAAATGGTTCGTGGTCGCGGACCATGGGATTACAAGCAGGAAAATCGTAAATGGGAGGACTTCGGTAATTTTCACTACGGTGCTGTTGGTAGAGCTGGCCAGTTATCGGAGCAGCTTTTATTAAGAGCTGCCGGCTTCGCTCAAAAGGACGCAGGGACTCAGGACCCAAACATCGACTGGGGTCATTGGTTCTGGAGGGCTCCTTATGGTGACGACCCAAAAGATCAGGTCTGGATAGAAAGAGGGATCCGCTATGCAGAACTCAAAGGCTATTGAGCTTAAATTAAATTACAAATTTTTCTTTTGGACGCTTGTTATCATAATAGCGTTAAGATTTATTTTTGATGGCGTCCTTTTCGGTCAGGGTGATGCTGACGAGGTTGTGATTAAGCGTGAGCTTCCTGATGGTGCGTGGTTGTACGTCACCGAATATTTCGCGCCCGCCACCGATCTGAACACGCTTCGGTTTTACATTAGCAAACCCTTAAGTGGCGACGATAAAGAGGTGCTGGAAGAACTGAACAAATCCGACCTTTTCATGATCACAGATAGCGCTGTTAAAGATGTAAAAATACGTGATACAGAAAACGGTGTTGGGATCGAGATAAAAGGCGCTGTATACCGCTATTTCAGTAAGCAATACCTCACTGAAGGTGAGACGCTGAAGAGCTATCGCATAACGCTAAGCCAGCAGGATACGACTCCTAGAGACTGACGTACACGCTTTAGAAGTATAACGTTCGTGTAGCGAAAGAATCAGATCAGTACCTTCAGGGCACGCGCGTAAAGCGCCTGACGTTCGGCAAGGCCATTTGTGCCACCATTAATCCGTTTGGTAATTGTCAGGAAGTCGCTTTTATCTGCGAAGGTATTGAGCCCAGCACGGTGCCAGAACCAAGCAGCTGACATGGCGGCATGCTCCGGAAGCTCGAGGAGTTCAGGATGCTCGAGCAGATCCAGGCCCAGGGCCTCTGCGCACGCGGCGTAGTTATCCCTCCCCGTGATCTGAATAAGCCCCCTACCCCGATACAACTGACCGTCGCCATCGTCTTCTGACGTGTTGCCCAGGCGTTCGGCGAGCCGTCCGGTGTCGTATTTTTCGAGGTACGCATCACTGCCTAATTCCCGCAGGTAGCGAAGCTGGCCAGACTCATGGCCCACCTGCGCCAGGAAGGCCGCGATACGCAGCTTCGTAACGATGGCGTATTTGCTCATCGCAACGTTTAAGACAGGAACAAAAACGCCAGCTCGGGAGCTGGCGTTGGGGAGGATCTGCAGCAACTGCTGCACAGTAATCGACATTCAGACATCTCCTGAATAGAGGTGATTTGTGATGGAGGTGATGGTCAGAGCTGCACGACCTTGACTGGTTTTTTCTCTTTCTTTTTGCCTTTGGCTTTTGCCTTGCCCTTGTTGCCACCATTGCACTCGGCCGTGGTGGACCAGCCAGCTTGGGTAAATACCTGTTCGACCGAATCGGTCAGGTACTCGCCATCAAGCCCCTCCTTGAACCCCTGCAAGCTGATCATGCGCTCCGCGAAAAGGTCAGTACGCCCGACCATTTCAAGACGGATGCCTGCAGTGCTGCGATTGAAAGCAGCAAGACGCGCTTTCGCGGCCTGCTCAGCTGCAGATTTGTTGGGGTAGATATGCCGGTCGGTATGAACAGGCGGGAGACCGTCCGGGGCCGTGTCGTTATTGAGGGTCACGATCTGGAGTTTCCCGGTCTTCTTGTCCTGATGCTTCGTCGACACGGCTTTGTGTGTCGAACGATCACCTAGTCTGAACTGCCATAGACTGACGTCTTGGCGCGTGATAGCCAGAACGCCAAACGCTTTCCCGGACGCGCTGACTCCCTCTTGCCTGGGCATGACGAGCAACTTGCCGTCAGCGACCTTGGCCGTGCAGTCGTACTTTTTTGCCAGCCGTGTGATGAAGTGGTAATCCGACTCGTTGAGCTGGTCAGACCGTGGGACTTTTGTCGCTACGTTGCAGGCTGAGGCCCAGCCATTGCGTGCGGCAATGTCGCTGACAATCTTCGACAACGGCACATCCTCCCAGCTACCGCTGCGCGTGGTCTTACCACTTCCACGCATGCTGCTGGCCTTGCCTTTGATGACCATCGTGTCGGGAGGACCAGACACCTCGATCTCATCAATGGTGTACAGACCGATCTTGGTGAGCTTCTGGCCGTCATAGCCCAGATAAACCTCAACATCGGCCCCCCTCGACGGCAACGCCACTGCACCGTCGCGATCATCAATGCGCAGTTCGAATTCATCTGAGTCCATGTCGGGCTTGTCAGTGGTACGCAGCTGGATCAATCGGTCGTTGATGAGCGCCGTAATGTCGGTGCCGTCGGCAACGATCCGGAAAGTGGGTTTCATGCGCAGACACCAAAAGAAAGCCCCGCAATAGACGGGGCTGGGCAAAAGGAAAGGTTCGTTACGCGTAACGCCGAGGTCAGCCCCAGAGCATTACAGTTTCGTCGGAGGATGCGGGAAGGTCCGGCAGAGTGATGATCAGCCCCACCCGGAAGGGTTGAGCCTCATCGGCCAGGCCCTGATTGGCATCAAGCACAGCCTCCACAGAGCCGTTTAAATGGCCGTAATGGTTGAAACAAAGGGTATCGAGGATATCCCCGTCAGACGTTCTGCATATCGTCGCCATAGCGTGTGAACTCCAGCGTGAACGCCTGCTTACGAGGGATGCCCCCCTGCATCAGAGCGCTCTGATCTTCCTGAATTTTCTTCAAGCACCAGTTACCCAGCACTGCCCCATACCCTGTGGTCAGGGCCAGAGGCACGCCCAGGCCCGCGATGCCACGCAACGTATCGAGCTGTTTGATCCCGCCTTTGACGTTGGGGAACACCGCCCCCTTGAGCGTCAGTGATTCATCACCCAGACCGATGTTCTGCTGTGCCGGCCGACGCGTGAGACGCTCTTGCGACGCCCAGCGGAACTCACTGGAACGGCTCAGTTCGTCGAACGCAGCGGTGTCCAGATTGAAGTAGTACGGCTCGGCTTTCGCGCTCAGCGGCTGCAAGATCAGCAGATGCTCAAACGGTTTGATCGCTTCGACAGCTGGGGTTTTCTGCGCGGCAAATGACGAACTGGGAACCACGTTGGCCAGCGCGGGACTGATACTGCCCGCCACCTTATTGATGGCGGTCCCGGCTTTTGCTGCCTGCTCTTTGAGCACTCCCAAGCGCTCGTCAATCTGCGTTACCGCCCTTGATGCACGGCTGCACGTCGACACGACAGCCCCGACCTTCGCCTGGGCTGCATTGACACCCCGCATCACGCGCTGAAGCTTGACCCCGATGGCGGGCCCCACGATGGGCAGGCCCTCAAGCTCGGCAGTCGCACCGCTGATTTCGCTGATCGCGCCATTGACCGGCGAGAGCATGCCGTCCAAATCGCGACGACCTGACTCGCCTGCCGCCACCAGGTACTTCATACCCGACTGCAGTTGTTCCATGTAAGCCATATATCCCCCTACTCGACGTGCGGAGCATCAAACAGATTCGACCGTTGCGACTGCTGAGCCGAGTCGCGCATAGCTCGCTGAATCATCGGCTCCAGATCTCGCATCAGTTGCTGCGGATCTTTCACATCACCTTGAACGGTCAGTGTTATCGGCGCATTTATCGAAACCTGCTGTTCGTACTTGGGTGTCGGCATCTTGGGTGCCTCGGGCTTGATGACAATCGGCGCAGCAGGACTTGCTGCAGGCTTTTCCGTCATGGCCCGACCTACATCCCCCATCAGCGGCCCGGAAGGAGCCAACGCTGGAGCTGGCCCCCGAGCCATAAGCGGCACCCGGTCGTTATCGAAAGCCTTGGCCGTCGCACCCAGCGTGGGCACTACTGGTCCGGGCAGCGCGACCGGAACCGGAGGCGCAGCCAGCAACGGCACAGGCTTGTTCTCTTTTTCGGGAGTGCCGAACAGCTCTTTGCCCAACAAGCCGCCGACCTCACCGCCGCCCCAAGACCCCAAAGCACCGCCAATAGCCGCGCCTATCGCCGTGCCCACGACCGGCAAAATCATCGTGCCAATCGCCGCACCGGCCGCAGCACCACCCCAGCCGCCTAGCGCGGAGCCCGCAACTTCGGTAGCCCCTTCCAGTTTTTTCTCGATAGGGTCATCCGACTGATACAGCTCGACCGCTTTCAGACCCGCGCTGATCACCGCTTCACCAGGCAGAACCTTGGCCCTGCCTGCCATCTTGCCCAGCAAAGGCATGATGCTCCGCTCAGCAGACGCAGGAAGCGGCGGCACTGGCACCGGCCCTGCCCGCTCCGGCAAAACAACCGCAGCCAGTCACCTGGCCCACGATCACGGGTTTGAATGCTACGCATTCGCCGACCCGTTGCGCGACGGCATCATGGCCATATTCAACCTCAGTCCCGAGGATTTCGAAGGCGACAAAAAGGAACAGCCCATCGACTGGCTGGGCCGTTCACCTCGCCAGTTGATGCAACTTCTCGGCACCGAGTGGGGCCGTCACATGATCAGCGCCAACTTGTGGGTCGACCTCGCCGAACAGAACCTTGATTGCCTCAGTGCGGTGTTCGACGGCGTGCCGGGCTTTGTCGTGAGCGATGTTCGCTTCGAAAACGAGGCTGACTTCATCCGCAAACGGGGCGGGACGGTCATTCACCTCTACCGACCAGACGCAGCCGAAGTTAATCCCCACATCAGCGAAGCCGGTGTGTCAGTCCACCCGGACGACTTGGTACTAACCAACGACAGCGGCCTTCAAGAGCTGTATGGCGCACTGGACGAGCTGTATCGCGCCATCCGCTTACGCGGTTTGCTGGCCGTGGCATGAGGCATTCGTCATGAACAGAACCCTCGACGCTACAGCAACGATTCTGGGCATGAAGCCACGGACATTTCGAGCAAAATTGCGAGAAATAGGCGTGCTGACCCAGGCAGGCGAGCTCGCATCCAAGCAACGCGACCAAGGCTACCTCTACGTAGATTCGCGCAGCCGCTGGAACAAGAACATTCATGCCTACAGCCACTATGCAGTGGTGATGGTCAAGGAGGCGGGTGTTACCTGGCTTTCAGACCAGCTTGGCATCACCAACAAGAAGAAGGACGCCGCAGCATGACTCTGAACGCAATTACTCACGCCGTATGCGCGCTGAAACTGGTTCCTTTGCACCTGAACCACCCAACCATCGTAAGTCGCTCGACATTGATCGGCGCAACCTCAGAGGCACTCAGCATGCTGGACGGCTTGCCGCCTGTTACTGCCGAATTGGCGGAAGTATTTCGGGCTGTCGACTCTGTACTGCTTGAGGGTCAAGTCGCCTATGTGACCCCCACGCGCAGCCCCGAGCGCCCATATGGCGCTGTGGTTGCAGACACAGAGGGGCGGCTTTGCGCGGCTGCAACCGGCAAATCGAAAGAGGGTCTCGCGGAGCTGATTCGCCTTCAGTTGGTGCCCCAAAAGGAGGGGCACGGGGAGGACGCTGCGTGAGTGAGACGTTAAGTCAGCTCCGGGAAGAGTTCGCCACGCCCTGCCCCACCCTGGGCACTGTGCGGGAACGGTATTTCTCGCACATATCGAGTGACCGCTACCTGCTTCGCAAGATCAACGCAGGCCGTATCGAACTCAAGGTTACTCGGCTGGGCGGATCGAATAAGGGCCAGCCAGTGGTGTACCTGCACGACCTAGCGGCCTATCTCGATGCACAGGCCAAGTTGAAAGCGGCCTGATTCAAAGGTGGTCACTGCCTTCCAGTGACGACAACCAAAGGCACAGGACATGAACCCGTGGGTTTGGGTAACTGAATTCAAGCAGGTGAAGCCATGAATACCCTATTTCTGCTGATGGCGCAGTACGACGGGCGAGCCGTGATCCCCATAAACGAAGTATGCTCCGATTATATGCACTTAACAGTCGAAAAATTCAAACGTAAAAGACTGGACGGCGAGATAGACATTCCCGTTGTACGCCTTGGAGCTGACAGCCAGAAAGCGGCTCTCGGAGTCCACATTAAAGACTTGGCTGATTACATTGATCGACAGCGGGAAAAAGCAGCCAGGGAACAAAATCAGCTTATGGGCAGAAATTATTGATAGCAATCACTCTGTGATATTTCCCAATGCACCCGCAGACCACTTTAGCACTCTAAGCTTACATCGATTAAGTGATGCGTGATTTTGTTGGCAGTAGGATTATACCTAGCCTGATAAAAGTTGAAGCTATTTCGATTATGAGCTTTACATAGAGCTTTAACTATCGAAATAGCCTTCATCTTTTGAGCGGCAGGCGTTTTTATTCCGAAAATTAAGCCGTTTAAGCTATCAAAATCATACACACACTTTCTGGAGAGGGGATCTTCAAGATCTATCAAAAAAGGAGTGAGCAAAGCTCTGTACTCTTTTTCGTAGTCCCAATCTTTAAGCTTGGTGGTATTAACCTCGATAACACTCCTTATATATTCCTGTCGCCAAGCCAGCGTACCGACATCCTTTCCGCAAGCGCTGAGATTACCACTAGAATCAGAGTACCAGAAAGCGTTCAAGACAGGCACTGGCAAAGCGCCCAAAAAATTGAAGAAATCAATTTTTGGAAAGGCCCTCTCATAGTCAACTTTATGCAAATCAACAGAGCGCACTTCCTTAATAACGCCATTAGCGCTCACACCTACCGGAACTTCAATACGGAGGGAAGGGTTTTGCTCTTCTGGAGAACCTGTATTATAAATTAGGCATATTCCAGTATGATTCGATCCGTATGAACCCCAAACGGAAGAGTTAGAGCATTCAGACATGAAACACGCGGTATACCAGGGTGGGTGCACGAGGCTTTCAAGAGCGCTTGCGAATGCTCCAGGAAATTCGACAGCAAGGAAAAACCAGTTAGAACGCTGTACGTCATTCATATAATCCATTTTGCTGCCTAAAGTTAGCCCGTAAGATTTCTCGTACTCAGCCTCACTAAACCCCTTAGAACCAGAATCTCTCAACGACTCAGCAGTCTTTTTGCAAGTAACTAGATCCTTTTCAACATTATCTACAACTTGATTAGCTGAAAAAGGCAAATATCCACATCTTTCAAATTGATAAAATATAGCATGCAAGATGATGCGATGAAGTACCTTGAGATGAAACTCTAACTCTTGCACCCTAACCTGCCTGAAGTCAGCTAGGGCCTCCAGATAGCTAGACACCGCCGAGAAAGAGAAGACTCTATCCTGCACTGCCATTATTGATTCTTCTACCAAAAGAGGGATTGGGCAGTCGTAATCCCTCACTAAAACTTCAATGGGAACAGGCTCATCAACGCCCAAATGCTGTAGTTGAATCACAGCATGTCTAAGCATAGATCTGATATAATGGCGAATCAAGTTTTCCCAAACAATTAGATCTCCAGACCAATAGATATCCTTATAACCTTCTAGGGGGTCATTGAGCTGAGAAGGTTCAGAAAAATAGATTTCAAGTTTCACCAGCTCACCGGGCTCATCGTCCCTCCCTAGCAGCTTATCTAAACTGCGAAATCTATACATGAGACCATTCATGATAGGCTCTCCTTAAAGTAAAACACAATTAAAACTTTAAACTCAAAGTTCACTACCTACTCAATATCACGCAAACCATAGGCAGGTCTATTAAAGTGAATAATCAAAGATTTGAATCTTGTCTAAAAGCGGAATAATCATCAACCTCATCAACATTCGCTATGACAGCCTTTACACGATGAATTTTTAGAGAAGAGTTTTCAAATTTTAAAGTAGGGGAAAAAGAGTAAAAGCCATCAAGAGGCATTTTATCAATCTCGCAACTCTCTGGAAATATAACCACATTTTGTCCACTCAGACCAGTCTGGACCGATGGAAAGGCTAAGCCTGCAACCTGCCCACTAAACCGGTCTTGAAGATACTCATAAACCACTTGCGTAGAAAGATAAGCCAATTCATCTTTATTGGTATTCGGCCTCGACATTTTAGCCACTAGTTTCTTTAAGAAATGGTGAGCATGATTAGCCCTAGAGAAGCCCGCATCAAAGACGTGCAGCATAGGCTTACTGATACCCGCAAGCTTAGACAGGTCTAAAAAATCCATATATGTGGTGGGTGAGAAAGCGCCAGATATCATAATATCTCCAGCTAAAGGACGCAGCTCACTTAAGCACGTTTCTCTATCTCGCGCACAGTACATCGCTGATATCCCTCTTGGAGTCATTCGCTGACTGGTAGCGAGATTGCTGGGTGTAGGGCCCAGCTGAGATATAGGATCTTCTTGAATATCTTGAAGATTTTTGAAACTTGACGCCTTACGAGCTCTATATAACTTTTCTGAGCTATGTATACGGGTCAACACCTCAACATTTAGAACACCATCATCGCAAGAAAAATCAAAAAGCGAGTCTAGAAACTTTTTTGCACTTGAATTAAAAAATCTTTGATGATGATGTACTCCCCATTCAAAGTCATTCCACTCAATTTCGTAATAGTTATTTTCAAGAGCACCATCATCAAGATAGTAGTATCCGCTATCTCCGAACTCTGGCTCTAAGTAATCAACGAGTTTTTCTATAAAGTCCGGATGAGCCAATTGATAAGAATCTGAAATGGGTTCCCAATACTCCATCCCCCTTGGTTCATCGGCTCCGCTTTCCATCGACATATAGTAGTCATAAGGGGATAACGTTCTCACATGGCTGTATGACTCTAAAAAACGATCTCGAATGTGAAGCATAAGCCCCTGTTCATCACACGAATTTCCGTATGACTGGCAATACGTACACTGAGCATATGATCCGTTCTCAACAACGTATTTCTTTAACGGAGCAATTAGCACGCATCTATCACAGATCATCACTGGACTCATCATAAAAAACGGGACTAATGAATAGTAGTACCCTCCCCCGTGTGAGGGAACTTTTTTTTAATAAAGATTCTCTGGGCACACGCATCATGATCAAGGTGAGGAGGTGAGGAGCGTAATCTTTACGAATGCGCTTTGTTCCAGGCTGTAGGTGTTTTTTGAGCACGGAGGCCTCCTAAGATCTGGCCCAATGCAGGGCTCGAGCTTCTCCAGATCAATTGTCTCTCGCTCAACCGCTGATCTCACTCGGGAAAAGTCAGTGGGTCTGCTGAGCTCTTGAAAAACGGCATTGTCCGATGGGCTAGGAATAAGTGGATACTTTGATCTGCATCCTAAGGTACGAAACCCGACAGGTTCGATGCACCCCAGCTGACATGCGAAACGATCAATCAGTCCTGGTTCAGAATTGGTACACGCCTTGCGCTGCCACGGGCGACACCTAATAAAATATGGGATTGCCGGACATGTCCATCCAATCCATCATAGTGAAGCTAAAGAATTTCTCAAACTCGCCAGGCGGCTCTGGGCACGGCGCTGAGAATGTCAGCCTACAACAATAGCGGTTGCATGGTACGCCAAGGCAATCGCGCAGAGCTCACACCCCCGTCCCCCAAATAGACAGAACGAATGCGAGGGCTAGGATCAGGCCAACCTTACCACCCGTCGCTTTCAGGTTAATTCAGCTCAACAATCCAGCGGTCCAGCGGTCCAGCAGATACAGCAGATACAGCGTGGAGCCATGTTTTTCATGACGCCGGGCAATATACTGACAGTGAGTCTGAA